CGGAGACGAACACCTTGCGGCCCTTCGACAGATACCGTGCGCAGTTCTCGCCGAGCTGCCGCCAGGCAGTCACGCGGAAATACAGCGTGTTATCCTGGCCGCCACGCTTCTCATTGACGGCGATGTCGAAGTTGCACACCTGCTCGCCCTTGGGCGTGGCCCGCAGCTCCGGGGGCTTGGTCAGGTTGCCGATCAGGATGATCTTATTCATTCGCACCACCAGCCCTCTCTGCCACCAGGTTGGTGACGGTTTTTCCACCGTTCTTGGTCTTTTCAAGCCAGACCTTGTATCCGTTCTTGACGAGGATCGTCGCCACGGTCAGCCTGTCCTCCGGTTTTTCAATCTGAATAATCATGTTGTTTCATCCTCTCCAGGGAATTCCGGTTTGACCACCCACCGGAAAGGTTCGATGCTTACGAGATAATGACCAGGCTGCCCTCGTCCTCAAGCTCGCGCATCAGGTAGTCACGGATTCTGTTCTTCGCGTCGATCTTCCACGCGCCTCCGTCCGCCTCAAACAGGCCACAGGTCACGCCGCCCGCGGCGTTCTGCTTCATGCGGAAAATGTACTTCGCAGCAGGCTGTTCCACCTCAACGAAGGTGCGATACGCCTGCAACTCGACGGGATTCGGCACCATCGCGTCAGCCTTCGAGGCAACGCCCGTCTTGATGGTGGCCTTCTGCGTCACGCCGTCGTCGCCATACTGAGCAACGGAGCCAGCTTCCACCGTTCCGGCGAACTTCAGCAGCAGCGCACGGTCGGGGCTGTCAACAAACTTCGACTGAAGGTTGATGCAGAATTCTTCGAGGCCGATGAACTCATTGAACCGGAATGACGGCACCTGCGCGGTCACATTGACCAGGTATTCACGCTTCCGCTCGATGTCCAGCACGGAATACAGCTTGACCTCGGTCGGACTGACGATGTGAACGAACGCTCCATCACGGGGATCAAACTTGGACTCGATGTAGTCAATCAGGCTGGAAAGGCTGGTCATGCTGATCGGCTCCGCCTTCGGGTTATGACTGACCCTGTGCAGGGGCTTGTCGGAATAGGTCTCGCCGTTGATTTCCTGGATGTTCGGGTTCGCGAGGCCGACGATGTACTTGATAGCCTTTTCGATCATGATGTTTTCCTCCTATTACTTGTTCGCAGCCGCGCGGAAATCGAGAACGTTGTTGGGCTTGGGCTGTGCGGGCAGGATTTCGCCAGTCTCCTTATCAACCTTGTCGCCGCCGGTGGGCACCACATCGTTGAAGGATAACTGACCCACGACCTGCTTGCCGTATTCCTTGGCATACACCTCGCCGGTTTCCAGGTCTTTGCCGATGACGAAGCTGGTTTCCATCGGGGACTGCGGTGCCAGCTTCTCAGCCACAAGGATGCCGCACTTCACGTCGTCGCGCTTTTCGTTCTGGGTGAACTTCAGCTTGATGATGATTTCGCGGCTGTTCTTGTACGGGGTGTTCGGGTTCTGGAGGTTTTCGACAACCTTCTCAAACGACTTCGCGAACTGCTCCTGCAGCGCGCCGCCAACCAGTTCTTTGAGTTCGATCTTTTCCATGACTCTTTATTCCTTTCTATTACTTACCGAACAGCGCAGCCCTCGCGTCGTCCTTCTTGCTGACTTCCGTGGAGATCGCGGACTTCGGAGCGGGCTTCGGTTCCTCGACCGGCTCGTCAGGGATAGCATCCGCCGGATACTTTACGGCATCCCCATCAGGCTCGACGGGTGCCGTGATGATGTCCTCCGGCAGATCGCCAACGTTGCGCTCCTCCGCCGTGTACATGCCGCCCAGGTCTTCCGGGAAGGCCTCGCGGAGCGCCTGCACCACGGCGACCTTGCGGATCATGGAGGCAGGCTTCGTGCTCCACTGCTGGTTGACTTCGCCGTTGCTCTTGCGGCCAACATACTCGTCGAAGGAAACAGTCATCATCAACGGAACCTGCCAGCCCTTGACGTATACCTTCGCCCAGCCGCCGACCAGCGTTTCACCTTCCAGCACGATGCTGCCGACGCGGTTGTCCATCAGGCCGTTTTCCATCAGCACGACCACGCCCGCCTCCAGGCCCGCATAGGCCGGATTGCGCATGGCGCGCTTCATGTAGGTCTCCTTGCCGACGACCATCGTCGCAGGCTGCTTGTCGCCATACTTGATCAGGTACGCCTCCCGCAGGAAGGGGTTGAGCTTCTGGTACTTGCACAGTGAAATGAACATCATCACTTCCTGGTCGCTCACCTGGCCGCCGCCGTTGACCAGGTACGAGCGCACTAGGTTCGGGCTCAGCTTCACCATCTGGCCGCTGACATCAAATTCCGTCAGGCCCCTTTCCTGGGGCTGCTCCACTTTCGCCAATCTGTTCTGTACTGCCATTTTTCATCATCCTTTCGTTTACTTCTTCATTTTGCTGCCAAGGTAGGCCGCCAGCACGAAGATCAGCGCCAGCGCAACAATCGTGCCGCAGATGATAGCGGTGATCATCACAGCAGTCGTCATGGTCACACCTCCTTTCAAAGTGCTTCAATCTTGATGCCACGCTGCTGACAGAAGATTTTCAGGGCCTTCGCGTCGTCCGGGGTCAGCAGGGCGCGGAAGGAAATCCACTCGCGCTCAGGCTCGGCAGCGGGTGTCGGCTCAACCGTCTGGAATTGCCGGACAGTTACCGGAGCGGCCTGCTGGGCCTCATGCGCGGCCTTGCGCAGGGCCATTTCCTGGAGCCTGTGGGCCTCTCTGACGGCCTCCGCAAGGCTCTGCGTATTCTTGTAATACTCCTCGGCCTCGAAGGCGTAGGCGGGCATTTCGCGGATCACAGCGAGGTCTTTTTCCGTCTGCTCGATGATCGCGTCGATCTCCGCCACAATGGTCTTCATGGAGTAGGATGCATTCAGCCAGGCGGGCTTGATGCTGCGCAGCCATTCAGGCGCGCCGGTGCCCTGCCAGTATGCGAGGATCGTCTCCTGCTTTTCGGCCTTCTGCTTCTCCTCGAACGCTTTCACCTGGCGGTCAATGGCTTCGATGGGCTTGTCGATGATGCCAATGACCTCATTGATCTGCGACTTGAACACCGCGAAGGGCTGCATGTACTCCCGCTCCTGCCGGATGCGTTCATCGTTCAGCGCCTTCTTCAGCCGGTTTAGGTTGGCGCGGTCTGCCTTGGCGATCTTGACCTGATCGTCGGTGTAGGCGATGTTCGCATACGCCTCAGCCTTCGCGACCAGCTTCGCCTTCAGCTCCTCGTAGTTCCAGCTGATGGCCTTCGGGACTTGGTAGGGGGTCATTTTCAGTTCCATTAGTAGCCTCCTTATGTATTATTCAAAGGACATCCGGCAGCACCAGCGGCGGCCTTTCGTCCCTTTTCACGTACTCCCAGAACTCCGCGCCCTTTGCCATCATGTAGTCGATGTCATCCTGGACATCGGCCCGCTCGATGGTGTAGTGCTTCGTTTGAAGGTAGGGAACACCGTCAAACATCGTCTTGAGCTGGGCTTTGAGTACGGCGAAATCAGCCTCAACCACCGCCATGTAGAAAAGCACCTGGCAGTAGTAGTTCATGGGAATCTGCTGATTCCAGCGCTCCTTCTGCATTGATTGCAGGATTTCCGTGGTCTTGATTTCCAGCACCCCGCGGCGGCCATTCTGATCGGTCAACCAACCGTCCAGCGAGGCCTGCGCCCACGGATAGCGGGGATTCGTCCAGCTATTGTTTTCCACATAGTCCACACGGTACTGTGGAAAATCCAGCCGGAACAGCCCGCGAAGGTGCATCTCGGCTTGTGTGCCATACTGCACATAGGGCTTGTCGGAAATATCCTCCGGCTTCTTCCTGCCGGTCTTGTACTCCCAGAGGGTGATGTTGTCCATGTAGGGATTCTGGCCGATGATGGCAGAAATCTCGCTGCCGCCGATGCCGCGCAGGCGGTTCTTCAGCCATTCCTCATGGGAGCCGAGGACGATCATCTCAGCGGCCATTGCTCAGCAGCCTCCGCAGGCCCTTCATGGCCCCATCGGAATCGCCAGCAAGAATCTGGCCTTTCAGGGTCTTGTATTGCTGCTTGGTTAGCCTGTCCCGGCAGGCTTTCAGGTTCATCGCAGCCTTCACATCAAAGCGTTGCATTCTTCTTCATCCTTTCTTTTGTAGTGCTTCATTGATTCGCTTGCTGGCTATCTCGTAATAGCCCCGGTCAAGCTCCATCCCGATGAAGGAGCGCCCGGTGTTCACGCAGGCCACGCCGGTGCTGCCGCTGCCCATGCAGTTGTCGAGTACCGTTTCATCAGGATTGGTGTATGTACGGATCAGCCATTCCAGGAGCGCGACGGGCTTTTCGGTTGGGTGGAAAGCCTTTGCAGGGTGTGTCTTCTGGAATGTCAGCAGGCTCGTCGGATGCTTCATGCAGCCCTGCTCTGCTGAGTTGTCAACCACGGCATAAGAGCCGTAGTTATGGTTCGCCATCCCTGAATCGGCAATGTCTTTCCCGGCTGCACGCCCCTTGCTGTGATTCCTGGCCCCCTCCGTTTTCTGCGGATTATAGGTCGGCTGCATTTTGTAGAAGACGCAGACTTCCTCAGTCCGGCGAAGCGGCATCTTGTTTGCATTTAGGAACCCGGAGGTGAGAACCTTGTCCCACACCAGGTTGTACCGCCACAGCCGAGGCTCGGATAGCATGAGCTTGGCCATGAACAGCCCGTCAGCGAACAGGCAGATCGCCCCGTTCGGCTTGATGATCCGCTTGTATTCATGCCACAGGACATCAAGGGGGAGTACGCTGTCCCAGTTGTTTCTGGTTACGCCATACGGCAGGTCGCACAGGATCATGTCGATGCTGCCGTCAGGTATGCGCTCCATGCTTCTGAGGCAGTCGGTGCGACTCAATGTGATACTCATGACAACACC